TCTTAAATCTTGTTCTGCTCTTTGCACACCCTCTCTTCCTCCACCAAAAGCACCTGATCTAACAGCTTGTGCGGATAATTGATTTTGTCCTATCTGTGCTTGTCTATTTATTTCATCAGTTACGTATTGTTGATAAGGATTAAAAAACTGAGATATATTTGGTGTTTGAGCAGCTGATAGTATTTGCCCAATACCTGCGCTCGTTGTTGGTGATCCGATGCCCGTTGTCCCTGCATCTTTGATTCCTCTTTGTTCTAAAACACTTAAAGGTGCAGTTTTTACATCAGGAATACTGACTGGCTTTTGCGCTACCTGACGCGCAATATCCATTAATTCTATTTTTCTTTCTTCTATACCCGGAGCTTCTCTAACATATTGTGTTTGGGAAGCTGGTGTAGAAGCGGATGAACCGCCACCAAATATATTACTTATAAAACTCATTTACTTATCCACTTCTCTAATTGCACATGTTTTTTTTGCCATCCCCATTTTTTTGAGACTTTCTCCCAACCAGGTCTAGCCCAAAGACTTAAACGTTTGCAACCATTATTTTTTGCAAACTTTGTTATTGTATCAACAAATTGATCTTCCCATAAGTCCCTTCTTTTTCCTGTACAGATGACAATCTCTAATTGCTGATAGTTTGGCATCTCAGATATTCTAGTTATACCAACACCAAAAACTTTATTTTCTTCTAATTCATCAGATCCAAACATTAAAAAACACTGCATCATATCTTTTTTAAGATAATCATATATGTGTTTAGCATCAGCATACTTACCAGAATATTTCAATGCTTCACTAACCATAAACTCAGCCAAAGGCCAAAATCTTTCTATATCTTTAGGTTCAACAGAGATAACTTGAACTAATGGTTTAATTTTTTTTCTTGTTTGTCTCATTAGCATCCTGGATTATATCAAATACTCTTTTATATCTTTTTTGTTGTTCGTAAAAATATTTAGCACCTTTTTCTCTCATATCTTTAATACTATTAGGATTGGCTCCTGCTATAATGCCTGCACCCAATACACCATCTGCTCTCGTCACAAACTCTCCGTCAGCCAACTGTGCTAACATTGTATCTTCGTTTTTGTCTCCTACACCTGACCCATCCTCAACGTATCCTGTTGCTCTTACGTAATTGTTAGAATCGTTTTCATCATGGGACATTTTAGAAGGTAAATAATTTACACCACCTTCATTAAATTTTTTTACCTCAGCTAAACCACCTGTGTTAAATCTGTTTCTTGAAATTTCATACGGACCCATTCTTTCTGCATCTGCAGGTCTGTCTTGCTCAGGTATATAAACTTTTTCGTAAGTTTTTTCTTCACCTGTAGTTGGATCTATATATTTAAAATCTGGTCTCTTTCTTGCAAAATCACCGTAAGCAAGATTATAGGTTGGTTGAAATAAGTCTACTGGTTTTTGTTTAAATGCACCAGATAAATAAGCTAATGCTCCTACACCAATACCTGCTTTCATGGGATCGATTTCTGTCTCACCTTCAATAACTTGACCGTCCTCAACTCTTTGTCTTGTAAAAAATTTAGCAAGGTTTCCTAATGAACTTGGTTTATTTTTATTTTGCATGGCTACAAGTTGGTTACCATAAGTGCTACCCCCAGCTTCTTCCATTGATAAATTAGTAAGTGCAGAAGTTTTTACACTAGGTAGAAGAGGTAAACCTGGTATACCTTTAAACCCAGCTGCACCAACTCCTGGAATTGCTTGACCACCATAATATCCTAAACCTGCACCTGTTATTGCTCCTAGTATTCTATTGATTCCTGATGCCCCTGCATCTTTGTTAGCTTTATAACCTTTATAACCACCATATGCTGCAAGTGCGTAAGGTAAAAATTGTAGCATTATATAAATTCTCCTTTTAGATCTAAAGTCTCTAATATTACCATTTTACTTGGTTGATATCAACTCATCATGAAACTTACCTTGGTATTGATGCTCCCCTATGTGCACTATTGCATCATTAATATAGGCATAGCATTTACCCCCTAAATCTCTCCAAAGTTTACAAAATGCAAAGTCTTCCCCGTTATAAGTCTTTTCTTTTGGGTCGTGAAGGGTATCAAAAAAATTCCACATATTAGGTTTGTTAACGTATTTACCATTGATGACTGTCTTTTGTACTATTTCTTTTTCAGGATATTTTTCAATCATCTTTTCTATTACTTGTCTTTTTATTAACATACATCCTGTTGGTGAATCAGTAACTTCCATAACACCTTTATTAACTTTTATATTATTAGGATCAGGTACTTTCATAGGATAGGTATGCAAAGCTCTTCTAATATCATCTGGTGATTTAATTAACCCTTGTTGCATTTTGTTAAATGCTTTTTCCCACATTAAAGTTTTTAAAGGATATGGTACAGATATGATATGCTTATCAGCCTTTAACATGGCGAATATAGACTTTCCTTGAAAATATATATCTGAATCAATAAATAACAAATGTGTTGCTTTTGATTCTAGAAATCCTGCTACTGATAAATTTCTTCCTTGTGTAACCAAAGATGATTTAATTAAATGAAATGACACTTTAAGTTTTTTCTTAAAACATTCTTGTTGAAATTCAATCAAGGCTTGAGTGTAGTGTATCGAAACTTCACTATGCACAGGTGTTGCAACAAAGACCTCAATATTTTTATATTGATTAGAATCTTCTTTCCACAAAGGTTCTGTAGCTTTTTCATAATCAGATTGTGTTTCAATACTGACTTCTTGTAGCGTTTGGTATGTATCTTCATTTATATATTTACTGCTTGACACTTAGAGCTCCTTTCAAAAAGTTTGTCCATTCCATAGCTTTTTTATCCCAGCTATAAAAATTTTTATAATATTTTTGTTGTTCGTTTAAATGATTTTGTATTATATCTGTATGTAAGTATTGTGCACTTGTATCTATCGCACTTGCAATACTCTCTGCTAATAATTCTAAATTTTTTGTGTAATTTACATAGATGGGCCATTCAGCACATGTTTCAGGTAAAGCACCAAAGTTTGTTGTTATAACGTGAAGACCAGCAGCTAAAGCCTCCAAAGCTGAAGCACAAAATGTTTCTTCAAATATAGATGGGTAAACAAACAAATCATAATCCGTCATATGCTCTAATATGTATTCATTAGGTTTATAACCAACATAATTTACGTTAGGTAATTTTTTAGCTTGATCAAATAGTCCTTCTGTATCTTTGTTTGCTTTATCAGCAAACTCCTTACCGTAAACATCATTTGAACTATATACATCTAAAGTGATATTTTTATTTTTTAAGTGTTGCATGGCTAACAACAACACGTTAAGCCCTCTCCAAGGAGTACAATGGTGTATAATTCTTATAGGTTCACCTTGTTTATATATTTTTCTTTTTGGGAAATGGTGAGCTCCATTTTTAATTACGATTGATCTATCTTCAGGAATTTGAAAAAAATATCTAAATTTTTCATAACACCAATGTGAATTAAAAACATACCAATCATATTCATGATGTCTATCTTTGTTTCTAAAAAAGTTTTGTAAATTAGGTTGATCCCAAGAATTTTTTTGCCATAGTATATTTATCTTACTGGGATCTAGTGGCACCTTCCCCGGTATAGATGTGCATATTTGAAATTTATCTAATAAGTCTTTTGCAACATATTTTTCAAGCAGCTCATGCTGTATTTCAGTTGCGCCTCTAGGTTTCATTACTCTTTGGTTTTAGCACCAATATTTCCAACTCTCGTAACTTTTATTTCTAGATCTTGTCTAAAATCATCCACAGTAGTATCAGTATTGGGATCAGCAACATCAGCATCAAAATCAGCTTTAGAAGCATAAACCTGTCCTGTTCTTTTGTGTTTGATTATCTCTTTAGCCTCTGCAGGTATTTTTACGGGATCGCTCATTGTTTTCTTCCTTGTCTATTATAGGGTTTATAATCTCTTTTTTCATTTTTGTTAAGACTTTTTTTATGTCTTCTTGGACGTTTTCTAGGTTTTGGTCTAGGCACATAATGTGTAAATTTTTGTTTAGCCATTTTCCTGTGATCTGTCTATTTGTGCGTAACTTATTAGACCCTGTATTGTATTACTACCTGTGGCTGCTTGAACCGTAATTGCATCGCCAGCTTCTAAATTCAAACCTTGTGGGGTGGCGTTCACTTGTGTTTTTGCAGCTAAATCATTTCTAAAAAATTCGTATTCTGTGCTAGAATCAGAAGAATCTACAAAATTCATATTTACTAATATGGCTGATGACGCATCGCTGTTAGAGCAATAAATACTCTTAACAATTACTGTTGCATCACTTGGACATGTAAACACTGTTGTCTTACCTGTGCTAGCTTGTTTGAAACCTTGATTTTTATATCTAATTGTCATGATAGAAAATAATTAAAAGCTTCTTGTTCATTTTTAAGTTCTTGTTGGTATGATGTATTTAACTTATCTTGCATGGTTCGTAAAGATTGAGTTACTTGCCTTTGGTTTTCTTCAGTATAAACAGGTGTAGGTTCAGGTATTATTATGTCAACTCTAGCCACTTTAACCTCTCATTCCATCTGGCTGCACATCAGCTCTAAAAGTGCCATATCTCCAACTTTGTTCTGTAGAAGTATTGGCAATTTTCAAACTTGCAAATCTTGATCTTGCACGTGTATCTACCTTATCAGTAGAACTGTTTATTGTAAATGGACCTAAGGGAGAAGACGCTGCTGCAGTCGATGGGTAATCTCTTAAGTTTATTGTTACTTGAGCATCTCCTGTTAATACTTTAAAATCTGGAACAAACCTTCTCATACTCATAAATACTTGACCATCACCTTCAATTGCTAAATCAAAATCACCTGATTGTATAAAGGCTGGTATTGCAGTTTTTGCTCCTGCTGAATCTACTTGATCAACTCCAACTTCGTGAGCGTAATATTTAAAGGAACCATTAATATTTGTTACTCCTTGTATTGTTGGAAATGTTGGCAATCCTGTTGGATCAAATTCGGTGGCATAAGGTACATCATATAAATTTGCATCTGCCCATGTAGTTCTTGCAAGTGATCCTGTTGTCCAAGTTTGATCTTGATAATTATATGTCACACATCTATCTACATAGCTTGATCCTGATTTAGGATAAAACCAAGTTATTTCTTCATATAAATGGTTTAATCCAACATAAACAGATTCACCATTTTGATAATTAACACCCAAACCATCTCCTTTAGTTGTAAATACAAAATCTTCTACAGGGCAAGGCAATGCTTTTACAGTACCGTCAAATACAAAAAACCCTCCTGATTCACCCATCCAATAAACTGCACCATTAACAAACTTCATTGAATGTTGTCCTATGGCACCACAATTTGAACCAACTTGTCTTACAGAAAAAGTAAATGGTGGGCCAACAAATTGCATAACATAAGCAGCATTATCAGTAAGTATAAAGGTGTAATCTTTACCTTTTACTGCTCCTACAATTTTAGTTCCTGAGTCCAATCTAAAAGTCCCTGCAGTATTAACAGAAGTAGGTGTATAACTACTTATATTTTCTTGATCAGAAAATCTAATAAACATTTTATCTTGTGTGCTAAGAGTTCCGATAGTAGTTTCAGTTCCAAGCATTACTAAATGCCTATCTCTATCAGAGACAAGAGACATAACTGATGCAGTCGGTGCGTTTGATATGACAGTCGCTCTTGTAGTAAGTGCACTTGGATTTGAATTAATAGGGTTCCATTCAAAAGAATTACCATTTTTAATAGTAGCTATTAATTTTTCACCAAAATTATCTAATGACCAAGATGCAGGATCAACGGTAAGGGTTTGAGATAATGACGCCTCACCCCAAGCTGTGTAATATTCAACACCTGCTCCAGACGAATGAGCAGACCTTGTTCCTGCTACAGCTCTTGTTATTCCTGTTAGATCAGTGCTAGTGGTTCCAGTGTATGAAATAAATTCAGCACCAACTTTTATAGTTCCTGATGATGGAAACCCAGTGGTTGATGATAGTGTTACAGAGGTTCCCGTTCCACCTGTTCCCGCAGTGTCATCCAATAGTGCGCCATTGAGAGTACCAAATACTTGTTGTCCTCCGCCCCATAAACCTGTGCCCCAACCGAAGCCATAAGTAAATCCTAAATTTCCAGGTTTGACATATGGGTTTACAGTTGCTGATCCACTTCCGTTGACCGTTGTCCCTGCTGCGCTAGCCATGGTAATTGTAAAGCTGTCACTATCTGGAACAGTAATTACTTGAAAAGTGTTAGTCGTAAAATCTGATGCAACATATCCTGCTCCTGTTGGCGGTGTTACTGAAGTAAAAGTAAATAAATCTCCTGCCTCTAAAGTATGTGCTGGTTTGTTTACAGTAACTGTCGCTGAGGTATTTACAGTATCAAAGGTGCATCCCGTTAGAGCTGTGTCTAATGGTGTAATATCATAAAAAGCACCTTCGTAATAAATTACTAAAACTTTGTTAGTTCCTATTGCAGCGTATCTTCTGCCATCTAAATCTGCCCAAATAAATTGTTCTCTAGCTGCTCCTACAACAGTATTAGATAAAATTTGTTCCCAACCACCAATTTTTTCAGGTAAACCATATCTAAATCTAACAAAGTCACCATCAGTCCACTGACCTTCAGCTCCTGTTTGCGTTACTTGTTTATTAAATCCTGGTTTAATCTGTACGTTTGTTAAAGGCATGATATATTATAGCATTTTATCTACAATAAATAAACTTAGTCTAAATTATAAAAAGGCATATTTTTATCGTATTTATAATCTGCAAATGGACCATTTTGATCAACGTAGTGTAAAAAACATTGTGCATGCCAATCTCCAGTAAAATTTTTACGATAGTGCTGTAATTCACAACCCAAATAAATACAAGCATCTCCTGGAGACATATTTATGGGTTTATCTTCCATATATATTGGCCACTCTGTGCCATCACTACCAAGCATCACAGTAACTGATATTTCACAAGATGGCCTATCTTTATGAGGTTTAAGCTCAGAATTGTATGTATATAAACGAGTGAAAGAATAAGTAGGAAATAAATTTAAATTTGTTTCTTTCTCCATTAGTTCTTTTTTGTTTAAAAGCAAAGCCTCCCCTAAAGGATCTTTATAAAATATTGTGTCTGAATTATTATTTTGAACAAAATCAAAATCAACTCTGTTATTATTATGTTTAATTATCATATATTTTTTTGCTAATTCTGTTTCTTCTTTGGTCAAAAAGTTTTTAATAACTTTGTATTTAGATTCTTTTATAGTAGCCATGATACAACTGAATATCTTATTCCTTTAGTCACAGGTTCAACTTTGTGAGGATACATAAAATTACTTGGCCAAACAATTGCTTTTGCAGCAGAAGGTTTAATTCTAAGCATTTCATCAGTCTTACTTAAATTACTAAAAACTAAATCACCACCTTCATACTCATTGTTTAAAAGAATAATTATAGATAATGTTCTTGGTAAAGAATAACAATGGTCAGTGTGAAAACCATAGTGACCATCATTTTCATATTTTAAAACAGTAATTTCTTGCACTCCGTTAACGACACAAGTTGTATTAAATTTTCTTTCATAGTTTTTTTTCAAATTTATTATTATTGAACCTAAAAAATTTAACCAATGCACTTCTGTTTGTGATTTACTTTGCAAATTCAAACCAAAATTTTTTACTTTTCTTGCTCTTTCATCTACAACTTGACCACCTCCGGTGTTTGAAACAATTGCAGCTTTTTGAAATTTGTCATCTTCTTTGTTAAGCCATTTTATAAAAGAACATAATGTTTCAACTGGCATAATATTTTCTTCAATGTGAATTAGATCTTTTATGACCATTTTTTTCTAAGCCAAATTTTTTCTTTGTAACTATTAATTAAACTTCCTAAGTTTTGAAATTTTTGTTTAATTAAATTATTATTTATAGATTTAATTTCCGATTGCCATGATTCTCTTTTAAAAGGAATGATTTGAACATAAGGCATGCCTTGTTTAAATAATTTATTAAATTTAGGATATTTATCAGCATTGATCAAAATTGGAAAGTTTACAAAGTTTGAATATTTATCAGTATCTACAATTCCAGGAATAATACTAAAATAATCATTTTCATTAAATACTGGAGACATAAATAAACAGGAATACCCAGGTGGTGTTTTAATTATCCAAGGGTTTAATATTTTTAAAAAACTAAATTTACCATTTTTTTTTACAAGGTAGCTGTCTCTTCCACCTACCTGTTCAATGGGATGTTCACTTGAAGTATTGCTATTTAAATTATATTTAAATAATTCGTCATTTGTATAACTTCTAGAAGCTCCATAGTGAAATCTAATTCCATACTCTTTAAGCTCTTCGTTGTAAAAATTAAAATTCAAATTTAAATCTTGTGGTAAAGGCAATGTATAACCAGCTGTAATACAATCTAAAAATGGCATACACCCTTTAATATTTAATTTTGGAAAAGAGTGAGTAGGTATTTTTTTATACCATTCTGGTATGAATTTTTTAGCTGATTTAGGTTGTATTTCTTTTACTTCAACTAAATCAGGATGAATAAAAAACTCTATCTTATTTGAAAACATAAGTAAGTTTTAAATCAATCTAAGGTAATTGCAATAATTTCTTTTGTGAGTTTCCTGGTTGAGCACTAAACCACTCTTGAGGTGTTTGAGTTAAAGGATAAAGATCTTCCATTTCTCTAAAATTAATAGCTAACAATTGATTATTTACTGTTTGCCATTCATTAAAATCAGGATGATTTGGGTTAGCATTTAAAAAAGCACCTACTTTTCTAATAGATGAAGAAACCCACAATTCAAAATATTCTTTCCATAATTCATTTGTAAGGTCTAATCCAATGTCAGTAGTTACAATAGCATCACCATCTAATCTAAATTCTTTTTTTCCATCTAAACCATCGCTAGCTTGTTGATCGGTTAATTCTTTTGCAACATACTTAGGACGATGCTGCATTAATGAATCTTTTTCAGAATCAGTTAAAGCTATGTTCCTTAAATCACCGTTTTCAAATATTGCCCATTTCATTTACAACTCCTACGTATCGTTTTCAAAAATTAACATTGAACCACCTCTTGACGGTCTTTGAGCAACTTCCCCTGGATTACTTGTTCCGCCTTTTGATTGACCTGATCCAGCGTTAAAACCTAACACAGGTCTTAGGTGATAGTTTCCTGTTCCTGGTCCGCTAATAGCTGGAGAGTTACTATCAATAAAAAAAGTTGCATCAACAGTTCCATCAGGTGAAGGTGCGTTTGTAATACTTCCCGCGTTAGCTGGATTGATTCCTGAGAACCCTCCTGGATTGGATGCTGAACCACCACTTCCGCCACCGCAAGTAAATAAAGCTGGAGATCCTAAACTTGTTGAACCACCCGAACCTCCACTGTTTCCCGATGTATATTGAGTTGCATTGTTTCCGTTATTTCCTGCACCACCAATAGAGTAAGGTGCTGAAAAAGGTGCAGTCACTGGAATTTTATAAACGGCATAACCACCGTCTCCTCCAGCCCCTCCAGCTCTTCCTTCATATGCGGTTCCGCCTCTTCCGCCACCTCCGCCAGTAGCATAAACAATTAATTCTGTGGTTGCTGGGTTAGCAGTAAAAGTTCCTGTTGCAGGACCTGTAACCATAAAGTTTGGTGTAAACCCTTTGCTTCCTCCTGCTCCGGTAGATGCTGCAGTCAAACGACCTTGAGCATCAACAGTTATACTTGCAGAAGTATAAGATCCTGCAGTGACTGAAGTGTTGATTAATTGATCTGCTCCAACAGCATCGTCTGCAATTTTATCTTGAGTAACTGCATCATTATTAATAGCAGCGGTAACAACTGCGTTGTCAGAAATTTGCGCTGCTCGAATTGCATCATCAGCTATTTTTGCATTTGTGATTGCATCGTCAGCTACTTGAGCAGTCCCTATAGTGCCACCTAATGTATCAAGTGATACCTCAGTTAAATTTGTACCATCTGAATAAGCAGCATAAATTTTCGCAGCGTCAGGACTAAACCCAGTTCCTGAAGCTGTTTTAATTGTTAGGTTTGATGGATTTGTTAATCCTGAACAATCAAAAATATAAAACTTTTCAATTGAATCTGGAATGGTACAAACTGTGCTTGCAGCGATAGTTGCAGTTGCAAATTTTATTACAAGATTTCTTGCATTTGATAATGCACCATCAGACATTACAAGTGCTAATGTTCCTCCAGATGAAAGAGTTACTTGTTCAAAACCAGCAATCGCTTGTTGTACTAAATTTAAATTTGTATTTGTTTTGTCACCCCATGTACCAGCGTTTTCACCGGTTACCATTAGTTCTAATTTTAAATCACTTGAATAACTAGATGCCATAAAAAATTCTCCTTAATAATTTTACATTTTACATTAATTAGGCAGCCAAATCAACTACCGTCCATGTATTAGATACCCCTAAATCTATTTCTGCCCAAGCAGTTATTGCTGTACTTCCCACAGAAGCTGACATTTGAATGCCTGAAACATCTATTCCAGCCTCACCTACAGCTGTAACAGACCCTATAGAGCTTGTCATTGAAGTCCCTGTAACAGGATAAACATTAGCTTGTTCCTCTTCTCCCAAAGTCATTGTAATACTTTGTCCAGTTACTGTTTCAATAGTTGTCTGCTCTAATGCAATTGTGCCTAGGGTAAACGTTGCTTGCACTCCTGTGACTTCTGCAATAAATTTAGGCTCAGGCACCACTTGACCTATTGATCCTGATAATGAAATACCTGAAGGTTCTGCTTTAGCATCTCCAGTAAGAGTAACGCTTCCTAATGTAAAATCTAATTGATCTTCAGCTGCGTTAACAACAGTTCCAAAATCTCCAACTAATGAAATTATTCCTTGCGTAGAAGTAAGAGATTGACCTGTAACTGAAACTGTTACATCAGTTATTCCTGCTTCTTCACCAATAGAGGATGTTAAACTCTGTCCTGTTAATGCAACAGAATAGTTTACACCCCAAGCAAATTCTCCCCATGCTGATCTACCCCAACCTTCTCCTGTTAGTGTAGATTCATCTACGGTGGCTGCTCCAATGCTTGAAGTTATTGAGGATCCAGTTGTGAGTGCACCTATTCCAGATACTACTTGACCTACACTGAAAGATCCTAAATTTCCACTT